CATTTTGACAGTCTCAAACTCAACAAATCTAATATGATTTTCTTTATTCTCTAGCATCCTTGCTAGTATTTCTCCATTTTTTACTTTCTCTTCTAGTTCCTCATCACTTAATCTATGCATCACCACCATACCATCAACCTTGTTAAAATGCATGGTGCCACCTGCCAAACTGAAAGCAGTTGCTTTTGGAATCTTGCCTTTTATTGCATGAGGAGTTTTTGGATGCTCCACATAAACCATAATGCTCTCTGTAGATTTCGCAAATTGTTTCAATATCGTCAGACTCAATTTTAGATATTGATATAAATTTTGATCACCTGCATTTGACTCTACTACCCAATTCAAAGGATCAATAATAAAATTATTATATCCTTTCTTTGATAACCTTTGAAATGTTTTTACTAGACTTTTGATTGATGGCATTTCTTCCTGATTTTCTAAAAAAACAAAATGTTTTCCAATAAACTCTAAAGCTTTTTCCATCTCATCTTTGCTACAGTTATTTTCAAAATTTGGATTCACATTTTTACCAAGATAAGACCGACATAAATTTAATATTAATTCAGAGGTGTTTGTTTCGGGCGAATACATTACAATTTTATCCCCATACTTTTCTGCTCTTAACACCATTAAATAATTTAAAATCTCACTTTTACCACTTTGCGGATAACCACTAAAACAATAAACAAAACCTTTTCTCCATCTAAAATTTGCATCAAGCTTTTCTATATGAGATGTCTCACCTAACGGATATCCTGTCTCATGATACATAAATAGAGTCTCCCTAATATCATCAACATATATTTCTTTACATTCATTTTTAGAATCATCTTTTAATAATATATCATCAAAGTCTTTTATTTTCATTTTTCTTCTAGTTTTTTTATAACACCATCACACAAATCCATAATCTTTTTTTCATGATGCTTTATAACATTTTTATATGACCATAAATGAAACATCTTATTTGCATTTATGAGGATCAGATAATCAGACATTTTTTTAAGAACTTTAATAACTTGTTGATAAAATTCTGATTCATAAATAAATCTCATTACAGATTCTTCACCCTCAAAATCTTCAATTAATTTTTGCAAATTATTCTTTACTTCTGCGTTTTCTAATATTCTTTTTTTATTCATAAATTAAAATAAAGGGCAGAATGGACTGCCCTTTTGTAACAAAACCTGTATGAAAAAAACTATTTTTGACCTTTCTCAAGCCTTTTTAATGACTGATCTTCTAATTTAATAAACTCTTTTAAAATATCTAACTGATCTTTAAATTTATTTATTATATCTCTTCTATGCTTTAGATCATGCATGTTGCTACTACATGAATCTAAAAATTGGTTTTTTATTAATTCAGAGATTTCCATTTTTTTGATTTTTCACTGGTCTAATAAAATCAATTTCACAATCTTTGATAGCTATTAATTTAGATTTTAATTCTTTTTGTTCATCTAATAATCGTTTTCTTTCTTTCTTAATAAAATTAATTCTTTTTTCAATAAAATAATCTAAAGAATCAGTAATTTCATTAATTGGTAAAGCAACGTCATAAAGCTCATGATTCCAATTTAAACCCTGAAATACAATTTTATTAAGACTTTCATATGCATATAAAGAATTCACATTTTCTATTTGTATTTTTTTTGGTTCACTCATGATACTAATATTAAAGAAAACCAAAGCAGATAAAATAAAACTGCTATAAATAAAAATTCTATTATTATTTTTTTCATGATTCAACATTTTGATCTATTGCCTTGTGCATATCATTTTCCACATCTTCGCTTATAATGTGTGTCGCATCTGCAGGATAATCTAACATTCTCTTTTCACCATCTTCACTATAATATCCTATAATATAAACACTCACATTTTCTATTTTATCATAATCATCGGGTTGAATATAATTATCCCCCTTTTCTCCATGAACATATCTAAAGAAACATTCAAAAAGAAAAACATCATGTTCAAATATTACATTATCCATTCTTCTTATCTTTAGAATTATACATATCACTATATAAACTCCCAAAACTTTGGAATAGGTTATCTAATTCATTATTAGATTCATTTTCAATTCTATAAGCTTTTTTATTATCCTGCTTATATTTTTTAATTATTTGACTTATATGCTTCATAATACGATTTTAGTTTAATTGTTTTATTGTGAATATCTATCCACATATCAGCTTCTAACTCTGATTCACTCCACTCACAAAACTTTTTGCAAGTGGAATCAATCATTTTTAAAGCTTCTAATTTATCTTTCATTAATAATTTCTTAATTCAATTATATATCTACTATAGCCAAACCCTTCATTGTTCACTAAATAAGTAACATTATTTCTTGATACTAAATAAACTAATTCATTATCATCTTCATTTGAAGGAAATATATAATCAAAAGAGCTTGTGTCTTTAGAAACTACGACGCTAGATATATTTTTTATAGCTTTTTTTTGTGTCGGAATCAAATCTGTATAATTTACAAATGATCTACAATCATCAAATTCTGTTTTTCTTTGAAAAGGTATCTGATATCTACCTTCTCTAATTCTAGTAAGAATGCCAAAATTATTATCAATTTGCTTTCTTTTTGCTTTTTTTCTGAAATCACTTGATTTCTCCATTAACCTTGATACCATATCGTTTATAATATCATTTTCCATTTTTAAATTTCTCATATTAGTATTTGTTTTATTTAACATATCACTAATATACAGTAAATTTTTGTAAATACAAAAAAAATTATAGAAAAATATAATTTTTTTTAATAAGGTTTGATTATTTGATTCTCAACTAACATTTCTAATATCTCTAACCAATCATTTTTCTCCATGATAACATATTCTCTGCCCCCTTTTCTTTTATGATATATTAATTTATATAAAGGCATATTAGGTTTCATCTGATCTAATATTTTATTATATGATGGATTATTTGCAGTTGCTTTACATTGCACTGCAAATGGATCAGTTTTGACTAAATCTATTTTTGCATCATCAATTGCCTTACTTGCATATCTTGAAGTTTCGCAATACTTCCAACCCAAGTTTCTAAATTCTTTCCGTATCGCTCTTTCGTAATCGTGTCCTTTCCTTCTTGATGTTCTCCCTGACATATATTAAAGATAATACACTCAACAATATTATTGCAATTATTTTAATTATTCTTTTTTTCACCATCTCTCTCTATAAATAATGCATATCCTAAATAACAATAATTTATAACATCTGCAAACCTAGAATGAATAGGTTCTGATTTTTTAAGATTTGCATTTTTTAAATGTGCGTATATACTTTGAATTTGTTTTTCAAAAAATGTGCCCCATATCTTTAATTCACTTGTTTCTAATCTCTCTGCAGAACTTTTAAAATTCTCTAACACATCTAAAGACTCATTTGTATATTCAGGTCTTTTATTATTCATTATATCAAAACTATAATCATTTAACTGCTTTACTATTTTATCAAATTCTTTCTGTGTCATTTTCTTAAATTTTTAAATTTATTTTTTATTACATAATAGAATATTAAAAATGATCCTGAACCACCAAACACAGTCCAAACATTTGGATGCCAAAACTCTCCACAAAACCCAGTTGCATGTTTAAAAAATTCTATCATATAACTTTTTTTAATATATCATATTTTAACTCATCTAATTCTTTTATTTTACTCAACAACACTATTTGCTTTTGTTTAGCTTTTGACCTTTCTTCCTCTGTGCTATCTATTCCTAAAGTACATTCAATAGATGCCATCTTCTGCATTATTGCATCTATTTTAGATTTAATCAATTTATTGCTTTGATAAGCACCATAATAAATCCTTGTTTCATGCTTACTTAATTCTTCCTTGTTCATAATATTGGATATAAATATTTATTTTCTAATTCCCATAAATCAGCAAAGCTTTTAAAACTGCTTCCATCATCTCTTTTTCTTTCTGTTCCCTTTACAAAAAATTGAGCTTTTTTCTTAAATTCTTTTTTTGTAATCCATCCACATATTGTTAGTATCTTTTTTTTCACATTCAGAGATGTGAAAATAAATGCATCTGCTTGATGATTCATTTGAATATCTAATATATTATTCACATGATCTTGTTTTGGTTTTATTTTTCTTTCCATTGCTTTTATGTCTGCCTTATAATCATAATAATCTATATCATATCCATAATCATTATCATCCATCTTCATTAAATCTTTTTTTAAAAAACTCCTAACTATATTTTCCGATAACACACCAATAAATTGTTTTCTTTTATTTCCATCATGAATACCCCTTTGACCATAATTTTTTTTATTTACTAAATCTTTACTATAAATTATCATATCTTCTTGAACCTCTAAATCTATCATAATATTAAACTACCGTCATCATTAAAATTTTCCCATATGAATCCTTTAGATATGCCAGTTTTTAAATAATTTTTCCATTTATCAAATGCACATCTCCATGCAATTTTACCTGATTCAATCATATCTGCACCCATACTATAAATCTCAACATCATACGGTTCTTTATTGCCTATAACTAAAAACCTAAAATTTTCAGGATTATAACCAAGAGCTTCACTATAAAAACAAGCTTGTAAGTGATACGATAAATTATATATTTGCCTACGAAATCCATGGGGTGAAACATCAACAGCAGTTTTTAAATCTAAAATATGACTATTGAACCTTACACCATCAGGTCTTATCCTCACCTCTATATCATCTATCTCTCCATAATAACTATGCTCTACCTCATCTAATTCATTTATCAATTTTTTTATTCTTTTATTTTTAGAAACATTTTCAATAATTTTTTCTAATCCCTCATATTCTTCTTCATTCAAAATGATCTTATCTTTATTTTTTTTTACAAATTCTTTATGAATAATTTTATTATCATTATTCCTTAAATCTAATTTTTTAAAAACTACAATATCAGAAAAATCATTTTCAAGTACTGTAGAATGTACAGCATTACCAAAATTCATAGACTTACTTGTAAAAGGTTTCTGATTTAGATAATGATGAACAGATTGCTTATATATAATTTTTAAACCACTCGCACTTATACATGCATGATCATGATATTCTTTATTTGTATCTTTAACTTTTTTCATAATAAAAAAACCCTGCGGTGCTTCCAAACAACCTAACAGGGTTTTGCACTACTTATTTATTTAAATCTAAAAAGGCACATTGTTTGTGCTTTTATTTTCATTTACTTCCTCTTTCTTTTCAGGAGTAAAATCATTCCATGCTATACCCATGTCTGATCCATCTTCAAAAGGTTTACTTAATTTGCTCATTGTGAGATTTAAGTATTTTTTTCCTTTATGTTCTTTAATCACATGGTGATTTCTTGAAAGCTCATCTATATTTATAGTCAAGTTCCAAAATTCTCCAAATGGTCCTTTCATTGTTTTACCCCATCCTAAATTTAATCTTTCATTCATAATTCTATTTTAAAAGTTTATTATCATTTTCTCCGACCTTATTACCAGTCGCACACCAAAACCCAAAATTATAAGCAGTCTCAATTATATCATCCTCTGATATATCATTAACTCCTTTTAATT